TATGACCAGCGTAATGCCTTTAATCGCCTGATTCGTGAACGCTCCAGACAGGAAGAACTGAATGAGATTTTGGTGGAGGCAGTTAAGTCTGGAAATCTTCCGCAGCTCCACTATGAAAGGTTTGACATTGCCCCGTCTGACAATGACTTGCTGGTAAGTCTGAATGACATCCACTACGGAGCCAATGTGTCTAACTTCTGGAATACATACAATTCTGATGTTTGCCGTGAAATGATGTGCAGATATCTCGACAGGATTATCTCCATCGGAGAAACACATCGGAGTGAGAACTGCGTTGTGTGGGCAAATGGAGATGAAATCAGCGGAAACATTCACCAGTCAATTGCTGTGACAAATAAGGAGAATGTCATTGAGCAAATCAAGGGCGTATCTGAACTGATAGCCGAGTTTCTTGCAGAATTGAGTCGGCATTTCAGCAACGTTACGTTTGTAAGTGTAGCCGGCAATCATAGTAGAATCGAGCCGAACAAAGACCGTGCGCTCATCAGTGAGCGTCTGGACGATTTAGTTGAATGGTATCTCGGTGCACGTCTTCAAAATTTTGAGAACATCACAATCGGTGGTGGCGAGAAGATTGACCACACAATTTATTTGGTTGATGTACGTGGCCAGACCTACTGTGGTGTGCATGGTGACTTTGATGGAAGTGCTTCTAAGGTTCAGGCTTTACAAGCAATGGCAGGAAAACCAATCTATGCCGTTCTTTCTGGACATCTTCATCACAACAAAATTGATGAGGTGCAAGGTGTGAAGACAATTATGGCAGGTAGTTTCCTTGGCATGGATGATTACTGTGTACAGAAAAGAATTGTTGGAAGGGCGGAGCAAATGGTTTGTGTCTGCGATGAAAACGGTGTTAGATGTTCCTACGGTATTCCACTTCAATAATCAAAATGGGCTACTCTATTTAGGGTAGCCCTTTATACATTCCTCTTTAGCTCAGTTGGTAGAGCATACGACTGTTAATCGTATGGCCGTTGGTTCGAGTCCAACAGGAGGAGCCATCTGGGGTCGTAGTCAAGTGGTTAAGACACTGCCCTTTCAAGGCAGGAGCGATGGGTTCAATTCCCTCCGACCTCACCACTATGGGAGAGCGCCAGAGTCGGAGAGCTGGGGCGGTCTGTAAAACCGTTGCCTGACGGCTGAGTGTGTTCGACTCACACCTCTCCCACCATCATACTGCGGGGTAGAGCAGCGGTAGCTCAGCGGCCTCATAAGCCGTTGGTCAGGAGTTCGAATCTCCTCCCCGCAACCAAACATTATCATATAGAAAGCGAGGTGGCTGTATTGCCGAGAAAGACCAAGCAGAACGACATCACAAGCCCCGCGCTTTTGAGTCAGGTCAATCCAGACAATATGCGTCTGAAAGAAGATTTTATATCTTATTTACAATCCGTGCAGAGAAGTCCAAAAACAATCGCTGGGTATTCAAATGACCTCGATATCTTTTGGGTGTGGAATCTACAGCACAACGGAAACAAGTTCTTCCCCAAAGTTACTAAAAGAGATTTTGCTGCATATCAACATTGGCTCATTAACGAAAACGGAAACTCTCCCGCTCGTGTCAGAAGGTTAAAATCCGCAATTTCTTCTATGAGTAATTTTATTGAGAACATTTGCGATGATGACCCTGAGTTTGAGGGGTTTCATTCTACAGTACGAAAAATTGAGAATCCTGCTATGCACCAAGTTCGCAAGAAGACTGTATGGGAGGACGAGGCGCTTGACAACCTACTTGATTCGTTGACTGCGGCCGGACGGCATAAGAAGGCATGTGCCTTGGCGCTTGCTATGTGCAGTGGACGTAGGAAGGCTGAACTTTGCCGATTTAAGGTTGACGACTTTAAGGATGACAACCTTATCTGCGGTGGTGCTTTATATAAGACGAGTGAGCCTATCCAGACGAAGGGGTTTGGTCTTGGAAAATACATTTACTGCTACACACTGGCGAAAAAGTTTCGCCCATATTTGGATGCATGGATTTCGGAGCGCAAGGCTAAAGGCATAGACAGTGTGTGGCTATTCCCTGCTCCAGACAATAACGATGAGCAAATGAGTGAAACCACATTGAATAGCTGGGCAAATACGTTCAGCAGAATGACCGGAGAGGATTTCTATTGGCATAGCTTACGGCACTACTTTACGACCCACCTTTCTAAACTTGGACTGCCAGATAATATCATTCAGGATATTGTAGGTTGGGAGTCTGCTGATATGGTTCGTGTATACAAAGACCTGAACGCCGAAGAACAAATATCCCAATACTTTGATGAAAATGGTGATATCAAAGCTGACGTCCAGAAATCCTTATCGGATTTGTAATAGAGGGTGAGATAAAGGATGAATATTAAAAGGGCTGATTTAATCCAGCAGCTTGTGGATAAACATCGGTATACAAAGAAAGCCGCCACAAGTATTGTTGATGACTTTACAGATATTATTTTAGACAACTTAGAAAGCGGAAACGCTGTGTCCATATATGGGTTCGGATGCTTTGACATTCTTGAAAGGAAGGAGCGTAGCTGTCCAAACCCTCAAACCGGCGAAAAAGTTGTCGTCCCGTCACATTGGATTCCAAGATTTTATCCTGGAAACAAAATGCGGCGAGTAGTAAAGCTGTGGGAGGATAATGAGAAAAGGGGGCTGGTGTAAATGGCAGACGCCCCCAAGAGACGGAAACTTGAGAAAACTTCAGAGCCTGTTGTAGTCAGCAATCATAAATATTATTGCTGCAGGTGTGGAACTGCATACAGCAGACAAAAGGGATACTTCCCTGTGAGCCACAGTCCGATGTATCGTGGAAGCGGGTACCTCCCAATATGTAGCAACTGCATAGAAGAACTGTACGAACAGTATCGCTCCATGTTGGCTGACGATAAAGAAGCTATGCGTAGAATCTGCATGAAGCTTGATTTATATTGGAGCGAAGATATTTACGCAATGGTTGAACGCACTGCCGGTGTGCATTCGCGCATACGTAATTACATTGGCAAAACAAATATCATGAAGTACATTGACAAGACGTTCGATGACACTTTATATGAGGAAGCTCAGGCAGCAGAAAACGAGCGCAAATCAGATTCGTTCTCCTTTGCAGAAAGGCCAGAAGATACAGAAGATGGTTTTGATGATAGCGTAGAGGTTGACCAAGAGCTAATTGATTTTTGGGGCGCTGGATATGCACCTGATTTTTATTTAGAGCTTGAGCGTAGATATAAAAGTTGGACAGAGGGCATCTCGGTGGTTGACCCAACGGAGCGGTCTCTTTACAGGCAAATTTGTTTGCTTGAGACTATTATTAGCAGAGACGCTGCACACGGGAAAGCAATCGACAAAAATGTCAATGCACTGAACAGTCTGCTTGGTAGTATGAACTTGAAGCCGGCTCAAAAGAAGAGTGAGGCAGATGCAGAGCTGGATAATATGCCGCTCGGTGTGGGAATCCAGAAATGGGAGTATTCAAGACCACTGCCCCCTACTCCCGACAATATGAAAGATGAAAGCGGTATAATCCGCAACGTGACCACATGGTTTCTCGGCCACGCCTGTAAAATGGTTGGACTGAGAAATAGTTATTGCCAGATGTATGAAGACGCAATTAACGAATATCGAGTCAAATACCCAGAGTACGCCGAGGAGGATGACGATACCTTCCTGACAGATATCTTTGGCGATTCCGGTAAGAACGAGAGTGATGGCAATGGGTGAGCGAAAGACTCGTTATGACCAAGTGCTTGAGGGGATGGCAATATGGGGCAGTTACTATCGAGAAAACATTGATGTTTTTGTCAAAGAATATTTGAACATTACCTATCTCAAATGGTATCAGTATGCCGTGCTATGTCTAATGAATGCCAATGTTATCTTTTTGTGGATTGCATCACGAGGCATGGGTAAGACATTTATCACAGCTATCTTTTCGTGTGTGCGTTGTATCCTTTATCCCGGAAGCAAAGTCGTTTTGACATCTGGCACAAGAGGACAAGCTCTGCAAATCCTCGAAAAGATACAGACAGAATTGATACCGCGTTCTCCCAATTTGAAGAACGAGATAGATTTCAAAGAGACCAAGTTTTCCGGACAGGATGCCAAGGTCATGTTTAAGAATGGAAGTTACATTAAGGTTGTAACTGCCAGCGATACAGCGCGTGGTAATCGTGCGAACCTTTTAGTTGTTGATGAGTTCCGTCTGGTGAAGCAGGATACCATCAGCACGGTTTTGAAAAAGTTTTTGACCGAACGCCGTGAGCCGCCATATGCAGAGCTCACGAAAGAAGAGGTTAAGCTGGAACGAGCCAAAGAGCCGAATATGCAGTTTTACCTTTCTTCTGCTTATTTCAAAGACCATTGGTCATACGCGCAAATGCTGTCTAACTTCAGAGCTATGTTAAATGGTGGTCGAGGGGCTTTTGTTTGCGGTCTCCCATATGAGCTTGCTATTCAAGAGGGTCGAATGTTCCGAGAGGATATTGAAAGCGACATGTTAGAACCCGACTTTAACGAACTGAAGTTCAAGATGGAGATGGAGGCTATGTGGATTGGTGGTGAAGCTGGCGCGTTCTTTGACTTTGATTCTATCTCGAAGAACAGACGAATTCAGTATCCTATGCTACCAGACCACATGGCAGCAAAGCTTGGTAACAGCCAGAAGGTAAAGATACCACCAAAGATAAACGGAGAGAAAAGAATTCTTTCTGCGGATATTGCTCTGATGTCCAGCAAGAAACATAACAACGACGCATCTGCTATCTTCATCAATCAGATGTTACCAACCAAGGCTGGACGATACACAAGCAACATTGTGTATGGCGATTGTTTCGAGGGGATGCACACCGAAGACCAAGCACTGGTTATTCGAAAGCTGTATGATGAGTTCGCCTGTGACTATATCGTACTTGACTGTACCGGCCTCGGACTGGGTGTGTATGACGCGCTGGTAAGAGATATGGTTGACCCTGATAGCG